TTAAATCTCTAAGAAACGGTACTAGATCTTGCATTTTAACTGGAGTAAAAAATGGCTATTGACATCGAAGCAATCAAGAAGAAGTTTGGTGCCTTGAGTGGCAACAACAGGCGCGGCAACATGAACTGGAAGCCTAAGGAAGGTGAAGAGTACACCATCCGCCTCCTAAGCTTTCCCAACAATGAAGGCCAGCCTTTCAAGGACTTCTGGTTCTACTACAACATCGGTAACAATCCCGGTCTTCTTGCTCCCTACCAGTTTGGCAAGCCCGATCCGATCCAAGAGCTGATCAACAAGCTTCGTGAGGATGGCTCCAAGGAGTCTTACGAGCTTGCTAAGAAGCTCTACGCTAAGATGCGTTGCTATGCTCCTGTCATCGTTCGAGGTGAGGAAGACAAGGGTGTCCAGATCTGGTCATTCGGTAAGCAGGTCTACCAGACCATTCTAGGCATCATCCTCGACGAGGACTACGGAGACATCACCGACCCTTACGATGGCCGCGATGTTAAGATCACATGCAACCGTCCTGCTGGCAAGAAGTACGCTGAGACAGCTGTGATGCCAAAGGGTAAGAACAGTGCACTCCACAGCAACGCTGCACAGGCGAAGAAGTGGATTGATTCTGTCCCTGACCCCAACACGATGTTCGAGACCAAGTCCTTCGAAGAGCTTTCCAAGATCGTTAATGACTGGATTGCTGGCGGTGCTGAGTCTGGTGATGGAACTGAGAAGGGCGGCAAGGCTCCCGCATCCACGGATGACGAAGCGCCCCGTAGCACCCGTGATCGTGCTCCTTCCAAGGAGCACCGTTCACTTGACGATGCGTTCTCCGATCTCATGGACGACTAACACATAGTCACAGCAGGCGTAGGGAAACCTACGCCTGACTTGTGTAAAGATTTCACTTACTGCTTAATATTGAAAAGGAGATAAGATGGCAAAACCTAAGATTATGACAGATGCCCAGGCAGATGACTTCACCACTGAACTCATCTCATCACTCAACAAGGATCACGGATCTCGTATCGCTTACAATCTTTCAGTCGATACCTCACCAACCCACGTGAAGCGCTGGATCTCGAGCGGGTCAAAGCAGCTTGATCTCGTCGTCTCTAATCGCGCCAACGGTGGTCTGCCTGAAGGCAGAATCATCGAGATCTTTGGTCCGCCATCAATTGGCAAGTCTCACATCGCGACTCAGATAGCCCGTTCAACCCAGCATATGGGTGGAATCGTTGTCTACATCGACACTGAGAACGGTACATCAGTCGAGAATCTCGCAGCGCTTGGAGTTGATGTCTCTAAGAGATTCGTCTATGTCGATACACACTGCACTGAGGAAGTGCTTGACATCGCTGAGAAGACGATCTTGAAGGCTAAGGCGATGCAGAAGAATGTTCCTATCACGATCGTGTGGGACTCAGTCGCTGCAAGCTCTCCTAAGGCTGAGCTTGAAGGTGCTTACGACAAGGATACTATTGGTCTTCAAGCTCGAGCGATCTCAAAGGGCATGCGCAAGATCACTGGTGTCATCGGTGACCAGAACGTGCTCTTCGTAATCCTCAACCAGATTCGCACGAAGATCGGTGTTATGCACGGTGACCCGACGACGACACCTGGCGGCATGGCGATTCCATTCCACGCTTCGGTCCGTCTCAAGCTAGGTGCTGGACAGCAGATTGAGAACAAGCAGGGTGAGGTCATCGGCATCCATGTATGGGCAAAGACCATCAAGAACAAGGTTGCGCCGCCCTTCCGCAAGGTTGATTTTAGAATCATCTTCGGGAGAGGTATCGAGGAACACGAGGAAGTGTTCGACGTCCTACGAGAGCACGGTCCTGACATGGTCAACAATCACCAGGTGACTGTTGAGGGAGCAGGTGCTTGGAAGTCTATCAAGGTTGTGAACGAAGCCAGTGAGGTGATCATTGACAAGAAGTTCCACAAGCCAGATTTCGGTGATATGTGGAAAGATCCCGTCTATAAGACCTGGATCGATGGCATGCTTGAGAAGTGCCTCATTAGAACCTCTGTCACTGCGGACGATGTTGACATCGATCCTGAGTCCTACGAAGAGATAAGGGCACTACGAGATCATGTTATGAGTCCTGATGCCGCCTAGACGGATATTACTCGTGGATGGTATGAACTTGTTCATCCGCGGGTTTACCGCAAATCCTACCACCTCTACAGCGGGTAACTACGTTGGAGGGGTGGTAGGCTCTTTGAACACAATCCAGCACGTCGTTGACATGTTCAGGCCTGATAGGGTCTACGTCGCCTGGGAAGGTGGCGGTTCTCCGCGCAGGAGAGCTATTTACCCTGATTACAAGGCGAACAGACGGCCTCAAAAGCTCAATAGATTCTATGAATCAACAGAGATTCCTAACACGACTCAGAACAGAGACTATCAGGTCAGGCTGCTGGTTGAGATACTCAAGAACACACCTGTCTGCCAGATCTACGTCTCAGACTGTGAAGCAGACGATGTGATTGGCTATCTCGCAAAGAATACACTCAGGGAAGACGATGTGACAATCTTGTCGTCTGACAAGGACTATTACCAGCTTCTCACGCGGAACAACATTAGGATCTACACGCTTGGCAGCAGGAAGATCATCGACAGGTCTGTCGTTGAGAAGGAGTGCGGTTCCCTACCTGAGAACTTTGCACTCATGAAGTCAATCTGCGGCGATGACTCTGATAACATCAAGGGTGTTCCTGGGTTCGGCTTCAAGACAGCTTCCAAGCGCATCCCGTTGCTGCTGGAGAAAGTTGACGCATCGATTGATGATGTTATAGCACTCGCGAAGGAAAATGCAACAGGCAGCAACGCACCTAAGGCGTACAAAGCGCTGGTTGAGAATGAGGGTATCATTAGGCGCAACTGGAAACTTGTTCATCTCGATGTCTCAAACATCGCGGCTAGCCAAGTTAAAAAAGTAAACGATATAGTTGAAAACTACCAGTCAGCCAGGAATAAAATGCAGTGTATTAGGATTCTGCTGCGGGAAGGAATCCAGACATACGACATTGATCGGTTTTTCGCCTCACTCAATCACGTTGGAGTCCTGTAATGGTCGAGCATGAAGCCCTGTTCAAGCAGTACGGTAAGCAGTTTCAGGAAAAGATCTTCCAGTCGCTGCTAACCGATAGGACATGGTCAGCACAGATGGCAGAAGTGATGACGCCATCCTACTTCGAACTCAAGTATCTCGAGTTTCTAACAGAGAAGTACTTCTCATACTACACCAAGTACAAGGATTTCCCGACACTACAGCTTCTGATCTCGATCATTCGAGATGATCTCCGCGAAGGTAAGGACGCGCTTCTCAGAGATCAGATTGTAGACTTTCTGCAGAGAATTCGTACAAATCCTGACGTCGGAGATCTGCAGTACATCAAGGATAAGACACTTGACTTCTGCAAGAAGCAGGCGATGAAGGATGCTCTTGAGAAAGCGGTTGATCTCATCGCTACTGACAACATGGATCCTGTCATCGATCTCATGAGGCATGCTCTGAGTGTTGGAACACCACAGTCCATCGGGCATGACTTCTTTGCAGACTGTGAAACTCGCTTCATGAAGATCAGGCGCATTACCATCCCGACAGGAATGGAGTTGCTTGATAAGTCTGATGTTCTGAATGGTGGACTAGGGTCCGGTGAGATCGGTGTCATCATCGCGAACACCGGCGTCGGTAAGTCTCACATGCTTGTCAACCTTGGCTGTGAGGCAATTAGACGTGGCAAGAACGTACTCCACTACACCTTCGAACTATCAGAGACAGCTGTCGGTATCAGGTATGACTCAAATCTCTGCTCAATTCCCTCTAACGAGGTCTGCGACAGGAAGGATGAGATCATCAAATACTATAAAGGAGTTGATCTAGGGCGCCTGATTATCAAGGAGTACCCTACAGGATCAGCGTCTGTTATGACTCTGCGGAATCACATTGAGAAGCTTCTTCTCAAGGGTTTCACTCCTGACGTCATCATGATTGACTACGCTGACATCATGAGATCAAGCCGAAAGTTTGACTCGCTTCGGCATGAACTTAAGCTCATCTACGAAGAGCTTCGTAACATGGCAATGGAGATGAAGATTCCTATCTGGACTGCATCCCAGGCAAACCGTGACTCTGCAAACTCTGAGGTTGTTGGACTTGAGAATATGTCTGAGGCTTACGGAAAAGCAATGGTCGCCGACGTCGTTTTGAGCCTTAGTCGAAAGGCTGCAGAGAAGTCTGTAGGTGTTGGTCGAATCTTTGTCGCAAAGAATCGAGCAGGAAGAGATGGCATTCTCTATCCCATGCGGATAGATACTTCCATGTCAAAATTCACTCTTCTCGAGAATGCAGAAGAGATCAGCCTCAATGACGCGATGGAATCAGACTCGTCAGACATGAAGGCTCTTCTCAAGAAGAAGTGGAAAGAGATAAACGACAAGTAGCAATAGGGCTATTCTATCTGAACTTGGCATGACAATAGGAGTGCGGAATGGGTAACGAGTCTCTCAATGATTCTCTTAAGGAATACTTTGGCGGTGACGATCTTGCAGCAGATGTTTTTGGGAAGTATGCTCTTCGAGATCTAAAAGGTAATCGTCTCGAGAGAACACCTGATGAGACACACAGACGCCTAGCAAGGGAGTTCGCGCGGATTGAGGCGAAGTATCCTAACCCTATGTCTGAGGATCAGATCTTTGATCTCCTAGACGGGTTTAAGAAGATTGTCCCGCAGGGTTCACCTCTGTCTGGCATTGGTAATCCATACCAGATCCAGTCTCTCTCAAACTGCTTCGTGATAGAACAGCCACATGACTCTTACGCTGGCATCCTCTTCTCTGATCAGGAGCAAGTCCAGATCATGAAGCGTCGAGGCGGCGTGGGCATGGATGTCTCTAAGATCCGTCCCAAGGGCCAGTTCACTTCAAATGCAGCCCGCACCACCGACGGAATCGGTGTCTTCATGGAGAGGTTCTCTAACTCCACCCGTGAAGTTGCGCAGGGAGGACGACGTGGTGCCCTCATGCTCACCATTGACTGTCGACACCCAGAGATTGAGACTTTCATCGACATCAAGCGTGACCTGAAGAAGGTGACGGGTGCCAACATCTCCATTCGCTTCACCGACGAGTTTATGCAGGCTGTGGAGAGTAGCTCTGAGTTTACACTTCGCTGGCCTGTCGAGAGCAACCTAGCTGATGCTGAGATCACTAAGACCATTGACGCGAAGCAGGTCTGGGATAAGTTCGTGGATGCAGCATGGTCATCAGCTGAACCTGGTGCTCTCTTCTGGGACACAGTTGTCAACCAGGGCATTGTAGACTGCTATCGTGATGTCGGATACAGGACAATCTCGACCAATCCATGTGTGACCGGAGATTCTCTTATCGCTGTCGCTGATGGTAGAAACGCGGTCAGCATTGAGCAGCTTGCTGCTGAAGGTAAGGACGTGCCCGTCTATTCGGTCGACCTGACGACGGGGAAGAATGTCATCAAGATAGGTCGCAATCCACGATTGACCGGCGAGAAGAAAGAGATTTGGAAGCTCACGCTTGATGACGGGTCTGTTCTTCGGGCAACTCCTAATCACAAGATTTTGCTCAAGAATCTTACATACGTTCCGCTCTCAGAGCTGAAGCCTGGTGACAGCATCATGCCGTTCAACTCCTTCGAGTCGAACGGGTATAGGCAGATCTGCAATACAGGTGAAAAGCTTCAGGGAGAAGGTCACAGAAATCGTCGTCAGTATCGTCTCATCCACGAATTCCTAAACGGTCCAGTTGAAGCCAAGACGCATGCTATTCATCATGCAGACTTTAATAGTCACAATGACAGGCCTGAGAATCTAGTCGTAATGCTTCACGAGGATCATCGTGAGCTTCATGCTGCCAAGATGAGAGGCAATGACAATCCGTATCATCGAATGGACGAGGAGTGGAAGTTTAATTTTGCCTCACATCCTGGTGAGGCGAACGGGAGATTTAGCGGCTTCACCAATGTCCAGCTCATTGAGGAAGGTCAGAAGGTCTACAAGCTAGACGGAAAGTTCACCACGAGGAACTGGTCTTCTCATGCTAAAAAGATTGGTGCGCCGATTCATGTCTCGAATCAGTTCAGGTTCGGAAGTTTCAGCAACTTCAAGAGTTGTGTGATTGGAAATCACAAGGTAGTCTCTGTCGAATTTGTTGGTCATGAAGACGTCTACAACATCACAGTCGATGACAATCACAACTACTTTGTGATTAC